GATGATATTTTTGGAAAGATAAACGGATAAAAAATGTTTAAAACAGGATTTGTACAGCACTACGTTAAAGAATACACAGAATCTGAGTTTTCTATCATATTTTCATTAATAGTATCAGCTGCAAGAAACAATACTTTAGAACCAAAAATTACAAATCTTGATCAAGCTTTAGCAAATCTTATAAAAAACTTACCTGTCGGAACAGCAATATGTAAATTTCACCCCACAAACAAGTCTAACGAGACTTCATCTCCAAAAACAGTAATATGTTATCCTTTTTTCTCATCGCATATGCAGTTACCTCTAAAGCACGGCGAAACTGTTTGGTTTTTTGAAGATGAAAAAACTTTTTTTGATGACGGAATTAGCAATACTTTACCTGCTTTGAGTGTTAGAAACTATTGGATTAGTAGAAAAATAGGTTCAAAAATATCAGAAGACTTAAATTTTACTCACATTCAACGAGATACACTAATTAATGATCAAAGTAGAGTTCCAGAAGTTTTCGCAAATAATAATTTTAGTGACGAAAGTACAGCAGAAAAAAAGGCAAAAAAAGAATATATTAAAAGCGAAAAAGAAATAATTGATATACCTGATTTTAAAAATAAAAGTCAATACGTTACTGGATTTGTTGACTTGATTCCTGATATTGAAAAATTATATCAAGATTCAATAAATAACACAAACTTTGCTAATGCAACGCCTAGATGGAATTCAAAACCATATGAATTTACACTTCAAGGGTCAAACAATTCTTTAATAAACTTAACTAAAAATAAAAGTGAAGAAGAAAGCTTTCTAGGGAAAGGTGCAATTGATATAGTTGCTGGTAGACACTCAATATCAAAATACCGAGAAAAATCTGAAGATGACTTTCTTGAATTAACAGAAAAAAGTATTTCAAATATTTCAGTAGAGAATAAAGAAAAAATAGGTGAAATTAAAGTAGACTTATTAAATCCATTTTTAACTATAAAAAACAATCTTGGGTATGAAGAAAATATAAAAAATCAAGAATTCTATTTAAGGAAAAATTATAAAAGCGAAAAATTAGAAGGTGAAGCAAACTTTGAAAATGATGCTTCTAGAATTTACTTAAGTGAGTTTGATCAAGTAGATAATTTTTTATATTATGACACAAGTTTTGTAGAAAACCAAATTTTCCCAATTCAGGAAGAAGAAAGCAAATTTGAAATATCAGAAGAGAAAGATTACTTAAATGATACTACGATAACTTTTAGTAATTTTAACAATGAAAGTTTATCGCTACAAAACAAGCTTCTACCTACAGTTTTAGTTAAATCTAACAATATAAGAATTATAAGTAGAAAACAAAAAGAAAGTGAGTTTAGCAAAATAAATCTTGAAGAAGGTTCTATTAGATTAATAAAAGAAAGCAATAACTTTCTTAATTATTCACATGTTAATTTAGAGTCTAATGGTAATGTTTTAATAGATGGAAATTCAATTTTAGTTGGTAATTTCCAAAAAGAATTACTAAAAAATAAAATAATTGAAAGTGAAGATGTTTTCTTGACAAGAGATGACATACAAAAATTAGAAAGTTTAAGAGGCAATGGAACAGGTGTTATATTAGGATATAATCCTGACTTTTCTGAGCCATTAGTATTAGGTGAAACTTTAAAAGCAATAATTTCTGAATTGATCAATTTAAATATTACAATGGCAGATGAAATGAAATTGATTGCTGAAGCATTACAAACTCATATACATATTGGAATCCCAGGATCAGGTGTCTCCGGAATACCTCAGAAGCCTACTCCTTTTATTGATTATAGCACAACTTCTCACAATGACTTAGTAACAAAGTATGGTAAAATTAAAAATAACTTAAAAGATATGCTTTCTAAGTTTGCTAAATCATCTTAGTTAATATTTATATTTAAATATATAAGGATTAAAAAATGTCAGAGCTTGGTCAATCAATTAGACAAATAAGACAAAGAGGTGAGTACGCTGTAAGATCGACTGTTTCTATTCTTGAATCACCTATCGGAATAAAGACACCTTTAGAAAAAGGATCAAGTCAGTCAGGCGAGAGTTTGTTTAAAATGCACTATAGTGTAGAAAACCAAATATTAGATAATTTAAAAAATCTTATTATGACACAAAAAGGAGAAAGATTAGGTTTTCCTGATTTTGGAACAAACTTAAAAGAAATATATTCTATCACTGATCTAGATGAAGAGAAAATATCAGATATCGCTTCCAATGAAGTTCAAGATGCTGTTAATAGATTTATGCCTAGTGTAAGATTAGTTGAGTTTTATTCTAAAAGATTAGTTTCAAATGATAGTGAATTAAATTTTTTAAATCTTATAGGATCAAGATTTATTTCAAAACAAAATTCTAATGTTAACATAGATAATGTAGATGTAATAGAAATAAACAAAAACAATCAGTTCTTAGACAGTGTTTTTAAAGTTATAATAAAATTTAATATTCCTGCTATAAGCGACAAAAATAGCCAAATCGAGTTATTTATTAATACAGGTAAATAGGAAGTAAATATGCCAACTAGTGAATTAGAAAATTATTTAGAAAATAAAAGAAAAGATAGGTTTATAAATAAAACTTTTGTTGATTTTAGAAACGAACTATTAAAATATGCAAATAGTTTTTATAAAGATAAAATTTTAGACTTTTCAGAGGTTTCATTAGGAGGAATGCTCTTAGACTTTGCATCAATAGTAGGAGACTCTCTTGTTTATTACGCAGAACAGCAATTTAATGAGTTAGATTATGAAAATGCTACTGATCCTGATAATATTATTAAACATTTAAAAAGAGCAAATATAAAAAACTCTAAAGCATCACCCGCTTCAGTCACAATAGACTTTTTAATTGAAATTGAAAAAAATTCTATATCACCAGAATATAATCCGAAACCAAAAGAAGAACACTTGCCAATAATAAAAAAAGGTACAATATTAAGTTCAGACAGTGGTATACAGTTTACGTTACAAGAAGATATAGACTTTTCTTTTGGGTATACTCAAGAAATAGGTGAAGAAAACTCTGACGGTACAATTTTTTCACTTTTTCTTGAAAAAAGTGGTATTTGCACATCAGGACAAATCGAAGAAGAAATTATTTCATTTCCAGACGATTCTAGTACAAATAACTATTTTTTAAGTACTGTTTTAAATAATGAAAATATAACTGATATTGTTAGTATTTTTGACAATGAAAATAATGAATATTTTGAAGTTGAGTATTTAACTCAAACAACTGTTTATAAAAAAGTAAAAAATTCAAATGATAATTATTTAGTTGCTTATCCTGCACCATATCGATTTATTAAAGAAGAAAATTATGACATTGGAAAAACAATAATTAGGTTTGGTAATGGAAGTGGAAAGTCTGTTAAGGATAATGTTTTTTCAAACCCAGAAGACTTGTTGCTTCCAATTAAAGGAAAAGATGTTATCAATAGAGTTAGCTTAGATCCAAGCATGCTGTTAAAAAATAATACATTAGGGGTTTCACCTTCTGGAAAAACTTTAACTATTAAGTATAAGTTTGGAGGAGGAATAGATCATAATGTCCCTTCAAACTCAATAACGAGTATAGAAGGTCAACCTATTGTTGTTTTTCCAAATGCAGCAGATATTTTATCAAATTCAATAACAAATCCAATAATTCAATCAATAAGCGTAAATAATAAAAACAACGCAGTTGGTGGAACACAACCTTTGACACTAAATGAGCTTAAGCTTCAAATCCCAAATGCAATTAGAGCGCAATCAAGAATAATAACTGACGAAGACCTTTTATCTAGAATATTAACAATGCCTACTGATTTTGGAAAAGTAAACAAAATTGCATCTTTAGAAAATCCTCACAGCGCTTTCTCTAAAGATTTATTTGTTATTTGTAAAGACCAAGATGGTTTTTACACAGAAGCTACTGATGCTATAAAAACAAACCTATCACATTATTTAAATGATTATAGACAGATAGGCAGCAGCTACAATATTTTGGACGTACCTGTTTTTAATTTTGGTGTAGAAGTTAAAATAAAAGTTAAAAGTGGATTTGAGATAGAAGAAGTGATTTTTGATATTATTTCAAGAATAATAGAAAACATGAGATTTGATTTATTACAAATTGGATCACCAATAGAAGTAGATATGATATATGAAATAATAAGAGCTACAGACGGTGTAACTTCAATAATTACTCCTGAAAGTGGTTTTATTATATCAAAATCATCTGTAGATGAATTTTTTGATCCAGAATCACTTGAGACTCAAACATATAATGAAAATGTTTTTAACCCTAACTTAATGTTTAATGAAGGAAAAATATATCCTCCAAGAGGAGGCATTTTTGAAATGCGATACACAACTAATGATATTAATATTGTTATAAACTAACTCAAACAGGAAAGACTAAAAATGATTATTATCTTAGAACCACAAAAAGATACATACGTTACTAACTTAAAAACTATTAATAACGATGGATCAAAAGCAAATGTTGGGCAAGCTGCAACTTTAGATCTTTTTAAGTTATATAATGAAAATAAGTATTCACATTCATGGGCATCGTTTAAATTTGCATCTGGCACTACAATTCCTAACGGAAGCACTTTAGTTCTAGCAGATACTGATGGCAATGAAAAAACTTTTGAGTTTGACTCTGATAATCCTGAAAGTATTACAGCAGGAAGAATAAGAATAAATATACACGAACAAAATAGCAATGTCCAATATGCAGCTACAATTGCTACAGTAATTAATGCAGTTAGTGATTTAAACATAACTGCATACAATAATTCAAATAACGAGCTAGTTTTAAAACAAGACAAACCAGGAGCACTTGGCGATACTACTTTTACGCTTCCACCTAACATGGTACATTCAGGTGGTGCGAGTGTAACAAAATTTGCAAGAATTGACTATAGTTCAGCATTACTAAAATTTGATTTAGTCGATTTTAAACAAAGCTGGAGTATAGGCAATGATCTTAGTCAAGTAGGTGCATTTAATAATCTAACTGCACATTTGATTTTAAAAGATATAACCACTGGAATTACAAAACCTAAAGATTTTCAATTGACAGCATTTAAACTTTTGAAAGAATTTGAAGAAGGATTAGGAAAAGATACTATTCATTTTTCTGATAGCGATATTTGTAATTTTGAAAGTATTAATAATAATTCTACAAACAATACTTGGGATATTTCTAGCTACATTACAAAACACTCAAGTGGAGACATAGCCTCACTCAATACTTCAGATCCTTTAAATACTTTTAATTTAGGAAATGAAGACTTGTCTCTTGAAATAACAGCATACATTAAAGAACAAATTGCTATGGCAACTCCAGATGACAAGGGTATTTTAATAAAATTTCCTGATTCTTTACTTTTTAACAACAAATCTTATTTTGCAAAAAGATTTGGGAGTCGCCATTTATTAAATAAAAAACTAATTCCACAATTACAAATTAAAATAAATGATGCTTCTTATCATATTCCGGCTAATTCTTTTAATAAAGAAAGATTCTTAGGGAAAAATGAAAAAATTTATTTATATAACAGTAATTCAGGTAATTATACAACTAGCTTTAACAAGCCTAATGATAGATGTAATCTAAAGTTTAGAATAAAATCTAGCGATGAAAATACTACATTGATAAATGATAATGCAACTTCTGACGTTGAAAATTTTAGCGGCACAATATTAACAGGAATTAAAGAAACTTTAATAAAATTAGATAGATTTAATACTACAATATCATCTTTAATTAAAAACAATGTCTTGAAAACAAAGACTTTTTGGTACTGGCTAGATGAATCTGATCCTGACAAATTGACATCAGCAGGTAGTTTTATAGCTGGAAAAAGATATAAAATAAATACTTCAACAAACACGAATTTTGTTGCAATTGGTGCTGAAAATAATAATATAGGTACTATTTTTACTGCAACTGGTATAGGTAGCGGTGATAACAATGCGTACGAGTTAGTAGAGTATCAAGTTATTTCTCAAGATATTAATTTTAAAAACTCAGAACAGACTTCAGAAGTTGACTTTAAGAATTTAATTTCTTCTATTACCATAGACGAAAATAACATAGATGCAAATGATTCAGTCACATCTTTTAAAGTATATTTTATAGATACTAGAAAAGAATTTGACTCTGTAAAGACGCCATATCAGCTACCAAGTGAAAATCTAGGAAATATTAACTATTCTGTGATCGATGTTGAGTCAGGTAAGACTTTAATAGATTATGATGACAGTGCTACTTTATTATTTTTTGATGGTGAAAAATATATATTTGATTTTTATGTTCCGAAAATGTTTAAAAACATGAGAATAAATTTTAAGTTTAAATACAAGGATGTGGTCACAAACGTAGATAAGTTTATTCATAATAAAAAATATTCTATTAGGATTATGTAATGACATTAAATAATTTTTCAAGTGATAATACACTTTTTTCTTCTGTTAGTAAAAATTACAACTATACAGAAAGTGAAGTAGATGAATTAAAAGATCTTATTAAAAGCTTAAACATAATAGATCCTGAATCGTTGTCTACGCAGCAATTAACAAATATATATAAAAAAATTGATGACTATAACGGTCTTTTTACAACACAGCAATTAGATAACATAGACTTTAGTGAATTTAAAAACCACGTACACTTTGATTCTGCTGTTAATAAAGTTTCTTTTACATTCGATAGAGTACAAAATATACCTTACGACAAAGATATTCTTGAAAACATAAAATATTCTAATGAAAACGATGGTTATACAAATTACATTATAAAGAATATTTATCCAAAGTCAAAAGGTTATGCAAAATTTAGTGGTCAAGAAATGATTGTTGTTTACGATGAACAAGGTAAACTACTTTCAGACGTAAAAACTAGAAAAATAGGTTTACTAAACCCAGAAAATAAAAGATTTTCTTTTGACTTTTGGTTGAAAGTAGATACTAATAACTTTGTCAATAACCAGATGGTATTTAACAAAGTAAATATAACTTCAGTTGATAGTCAAAATGTTATAGACAACGGTTATCTTTGTTTCATAACAGAAGATGTTTCAGACGTCTCAATGTGTTATTTGAATTTTGTAGTATACGTTAATAAACAATGGGTGTCAAGTAGCTTTAAAATAAAAAAAGATGTTTTTCAACATATTGCGATAAATGTGTATAACAGTAACAATAATAAAAAAATAGACTTTATTTGTAACGGCAACATAGTAGAAAGCTCAAATATTTTAAGCACAGGAAATATTCAAGCAAAGTCTTTTAATGACTCTTTTAAGAACAAAGATATTCCTTTTGTTATTGGAAATACTTTTATTATAACTGAAAGTGGTGTTTTAAATACTATAAGACACAATGGACAACAATTTGCAGGATTTATAGGTAGCATTGACGAGTTCAGGCTTTTTTATAAAACAAGAAGCTATAAAGCAATTAAAAAAGATATGCATAGAAATATTAATGCACAAAAATTTTTACAACTTTACTTAAGATTTAATGAGCCGGCTGGAAACTATACAAATAGTTTTCTTAATATTGATTATTCTGGTAATAAGTTACACGGAATTTATTACCAAATTAATAGCGGAATACAAATCATACAAGATACTACAAATTATAAAATAAATTCAGATACACCATTAAGACTTGAGAGACTTGAAGACTCACCCGTACTAAATTCCTCATATACAGAAATAAGTAATATTAGAGAAAGACTAGTAGATATTGCTAGACTTTTTGACAATGATAATCCAAATATTATTTTTAAGCTTTTGCCTAAGCATTATTTTTTAGACTCAGCTGACTTTCAAAGCTTGTCTGTTTTTAGTAGTACTGATGCGTATACAACTAGTCCAGAAATATTAATTGATGAAAATGTTAATATAACAAAAAAAAGCAGCTTAAAAGCTATAATTCCTGCAAATAATGACTTAGTCAACATTGTTTTAATTTGGGCAAAATTTTTTGATCAACTAAAACTTTATATCTCTTCGATAACAAATATGCTAAATGTAGATTATGATTCTATAAATTCAGAAAAAATAATTGGCATGCAAATACCTATTTTGTGTAAAATGTATGGAATTAAATTCAAAGAAATTCTTCCTACAATCACAAAAAATAAACTGAATTCTGAAAATCTTGTGTTTGAAGATCTTGTTTCAGAATTCAGTATAAGAAAAATACAAAATATTTTATGGCAAAGATTTTTAATAAATACCCAAGACTTTCTAAGATCAAAAGGAACAATTAAAAGTTTAGAAAGTGCTTTTAACGCATTTGGCATTGATTATAGAAAATTAATTGATATAAAAGAATATGCATCTAACAATATTATTGAACAAAAAAACAATTTTTCTTTTCAAAGCTTTAAAAGAAATTACCTTAATTTTGGAAACACTTTTGATTTAAATACAACAGCAACTTTTGATGATAACACAACAAATAGCTTTTCAAATAACAAACTAAATTTAGAAATATCAAATATTAAGCATCGTACTAGTAAGCAAAATAATTACGATGAGTCTTTACAAAACGGACTAGGCAAAAACTGGTCTATTGAACTTTATTTTGGTTTTAATGATTTAATAAATGAAAAAAAGTTTTTAAACTTTTCAAAAATTAATCAAGTAAAAAAAGTCTCAGAAAGCTTTAAAAATATACAAAACTTATTTAGAGTTGATCAAAATAATATAAACATCTTAAACGTAAAGTATCAAAGAAACAACAGCTATTATAGTAAGCTAGGCAGCTTAATAATAGAAATTAAAACACACAACAACAGCAATAACAACAAAACACTGGTTATTAATAATGTAGATGTTTTTAATTTTAACAAATATCTTTGCGTTTCTCAAAGTATAGACAACAACAGCAATGTTACAGTACAAGCAACAATTAAAGATATAGGTAGTCAAATTCAAACAAAAGATAAAAAAATTGACAAAAAAACTTTTAATATTCAAAATTTAAATGATAATGACTTATTATTCAACAAGGAAAATCTAAGTTTAAGAATAGGTGAATATAACTACACAGGTACAAATGATTTTATTGATCAAAATAGCGTACTAACTTTTGAAGGAAATTTGTATGCTATAAAACTTTGGAAAAAGTTTTTATCTGACTTTGAAATTAATTCACACTCAAATCATATAAATAATATAGGTGTAGACAATTTAAAGCCTTATGAAAGTTTAATTTCTTTTTTTCCTGTCACTAATATACAAAGTCAATTTAATTCTGGGACATCGATTAGATCTTGGGCTTTTTCTGATGAGTCACAATTTAAGCAAAAAAGCATGATTGATACAAATAGTGATTCTGTTTTGGATAAAGAA